TCTTGTCAATTTTATCGTTCTCCCTGTACACCTTCATATTGTTTTCCATGGATAACCGCATCATAGCACATTCACAAGCATACTCAAATAACACACTGTCAAACCTAAGTAAACCTTCCTCAACCAACCCTTCGAGGATTTTAGCTGGTTCTGACATATTACCCGTACCCTGTGATACCGAGATTAACGGAATGTTCTCCGTTTCCATGTCCTCACAGATTGACCGCATGTGCCAGGGGTCATAGTAGATGCCTTCAGGACTCAGTTCACCGTTCAGTTTTCTGATATAGTATTTAATATCGTCATCACGAACTGTCGGTGTTTCCAGTGCTATCAGATCACCTGTTTCAATGGCCTTGAGGTACTTCTGGTTAAGGAAAGCAGTAGCACCCTCAATGGTCTTACGTGGCAACAGGTTGACGAAGAACAAGTCTAAGCCGCCATCATCCATAGGAAACAGGATAGGAAAGCTGGTGATGTCGTTAACACGCGCCCTATCGAGGCCAATATAACACTTACGGCCACGGTATATCGGGTCGAGGTAAGAAGTGCCGAGGGGTTTACCACACGATAAGACTTTCTCCATGTCTAACCACTTGTCGGAACCGCTGACGAAGATATTCAAATGTTTTGTGATGAAGTTGGCACGCTCAGATATTGACATGGTGGCTTCAGCATATCGGTCATGCAGATACTTCATTGAAGGTAACCCGTATGCTAACCCTGCATTTGATTTGTACCAATTGTTAGGGTCGGACCAGTCGTCATCTTTGTCGATCTGCCACATGGCGTAGAAGTAGTTATCTTGCACGACGTCATCAGTAGGGTCGAGGACACGACACCCGTTTCGATATAGATCGGTACATAACCCGTCCAATACAAAACCAGCGGTGGTGATGCCGATTAACAAATATTCTGTTTGGGCACCAAACGCTGACGTCATTACACCATAGAGGTTACGGTCTTTATATGCGTGTAGCTCATCGAGGCTAACACACACCGGATTAAGACCATCCATCTGATTACTGTCCGAGGCAAGTGGTTTAAACTCGCCTTCTTTACCAGGTAACAGAATATCGTTCGCACGCGGTTCAAAATACTGTTGTAAACGAGGTGACAATTTAATCATTACCTTGGCAGTATTCCACAACAGCTTAGCCTGATCGCGCTTTGTAGCCACTGAATAAGCCCTTGGTTGAAATCCTGACTTGTATAGCAGATACAACACTATTCCAGCAGCAAGGGTGGTCTTTCCTGCCTTACGTGACACCAGTACAAAACATTGGTTGAAACGCCTCTCACCAGCGGAACCAAGCAGTTCACCGTTATCACTGTAGCGGTTATATTTCCACTTCCAGGCGATCAGCGATACCACCAGCCATATCTGCCAAGGTAACAGTATTGTGGGTGATCCTGCGTTCTTACCGTCTGTGATCGGGATAAACTTGAACCATCTGACTATTGAGTTAGCGGCTGTTTCATCGAAGTACAGGTCATCACGTTCCATATCACGGAAGTGTCTCATGCAAGCCTGTTTAATGAGTTTTCCTGCAGGTACATTCCCCTTTAGGACATCGTAAGCGTACTTATGACACCATCTCCAATCCTGTTCTAATGGTTTCAGGTCAGGATATTCGTATTGGGAAATATCGAGGTTGAAGTCGGTCATATACTCACCTTCTTACCGCCATTATCAATAGCAATATTCATAATCACATCCAATTCTCTTATATTAGCTGTTTCAGACCAACCGTCAGTCATATCGAAACGGTTGGAGACTTGTTTAACAATACTTTTTATTTCAGATTCTGATCTTCTGCAGTCATCATGATTGTCGAATTCAAACAGCATCAACAGTTCTGATTTAAGTCGGTTAACTCTGTTTTGCTTTTTCAGCCTTAATTCAGGGTTTACCGCTATTCCATATTTAATAAATGTTCCATCAACAATGTTCACATAGAGATATTTCTGACAATGACCCTTACAAGCAGGACAACCGCTTACCTTGAGTGAATCTATTGATGTGGTCCACCAACCATGGTCTGGACACTTCACCCTTATTTTATCTTTGGCTGAATTTGATCCGTTTTTATGAGGTTTGAAAATATAATCAGGGTGTATTTCTGACAGAACATTAACCCATTTATCGAAACCAAGTGCGTGTTTCTCCGACATCATCCCATTAACGCACACAGGGCAAGAAGAACCCTTTTTAACATGATTGTACATAGTTGTGTAAAAGACACCATGATCTCTACATATAACAGGTACTGTAGACTTGACATTGAATAAGGGGTCGAGTCTTGAATAATCGTACTTACCGAAGTGTATTAGGTTCGCTTCCTGTAATAGTTCCTTGTTTCTCAGAAGTCTTTTATTTATTACAGATGACTTAGACTTGGTGGTTTTCTCTATTTTAATCCTTGATTTACAGTTAGGACACCCTCTACCCCTGACATGATTATCAACGTTATGAAACCATGTTTTGTCGCACTCAATACATTTGGTTTCAACACGAGTAGATGCACTTATCTCAAGTGGCCAAAGTGAGTAATCATATTTATCACCGTGAACGTCAACCGCTTGTGATATCCGTTCTTCTCGTGAGGGTTGTCTTGTATGAGAACACACGGGACAACCTGTTGGTGATTTAACATGTGTATGATTGCTCATTGATTGGAAAAATCCACCATGTTCGGGACAGGTGATTTCAACCAATGACTTACTATTAATGTCACCCCATTTACTTATGGGGTACTCATATTTTGAGCCGTGTATTTTATTTGCTCTCTTTACCCATTCATCATTAGTTAGCTTGGCCACCATAGCATGAAACTCATTTATGTTCGTTAGTATGACAATACACGAGTCCCATGCTATGCGTCAATTACTTACCCTCTGATTTATTAAACGATATCTTCACGTTACCGCGCTTACGAACAACTCTCATGTCTTCAGACCCACGAACAGGGACTTCCTGATATTCAACAAAACCATTGGTTCCTGACTTAGCAGCAACACACCGATGAACCCGTTTACCGTGGAGTTTAACAGTGACCTCACCAATACAACCGAGGCGGACTGCCTTATTAACATCAGTGTAATAGTCCATCACCTACACCTCTGATTCAACTAAATAAGTGCAGTCTATTCGATAACCGATTTTTTCCTTAAATTCATCGGTCTTCTCGAACTCGTCTACAGACCTTCCGTAATGAGGATATCCACTACACATTTGAGGACGGTTATTATAATCTGAGCAACCCTTACCGTTGTAGTTAATACACTTGAAGAATGACTGACGGTTGTTGGAGAATTTCCCGACAAGGTAAGGATTTAACTTCTTCGCTCGTCGTTTACTTATTTCACGTAAACGGTGATACACCTTATTTTGGTCATCGAAGTCATCAGGGTAACCGTATCGTCTGACATACTTAGTCCATTCTATAAATGATTTCGATTTGTATACAGACAAAACCTTGCAACACTCACTGCACCTTTCACCGTTTATTATGCAATGTTCTGACATAATCACACCTCATCAAAACCATCGTTGACTTTCTGGTTCACACCACCGGCGCTGAATGTCTTACCACGGCTACCTGGTGTCATCTGAAATTCTTTCATCAACCGTAGCATCGGGCTACGCAGTTTCTCCAATGCGTCACGTGCCGGGTTGCGCTTGGTTATCATGTTGCGGTCACCCTGCACTTCCTTCGACTCACCTTCAACGGCCAGGGTCGCTCGCAGATCCTGCATCTCAACCATGGTCACGGCTAGCTCACCAAGTGCATGACGGTCAACGAATTTTAGGACGACCCCGTTGCCCGTGATATCATCATAAAGAGTTTGATATACCTCAACACAGCGCCAGTCGGCCTTGACTGCCATCGGTGGCTTATTCCGTATCTCAACCATGAGTGTGTTATCGCTCATGTCGTTTGCCTCAATTTAAAATGTCCCTTGTATTATGGGGAATCCATCATTTTATGCAACTAATAAATTATTTCCGAAGTCAATAATGAATTTATCCGACTTATAAAATATTTGCAGAAATTAATAGAGGGGATTACCTTAAATCACGATTTTACGTAAATTCGAG